AAACATTCGGTGGCCGTGCCTCAGGCCCAGCGCCATTGATTGATTTGTTTAACTTTGTTATTCACACCTTCAAGGAAGCACAAGGACGCAGGCTATCATCTCTTGAGTGCCACGATGTTATGTGTAAGATTGGTGAGGTAGTAGTAGTCGGTGGTGTACGTAGGTCAGCTATGATCTCTCTATCCAATATGTCTGATGATCGTATGCGTCACGCTAAGTCTGGTGCATGGTGGGAGAACAATCCACAACGTGCCTTGGCTAATAACTCTGTCTCTTATACTGAGAAGCCTGATAGCTTGTCCTTCATGCGTGAGTGGATGGCTTTGGTTGAGTCAGGCTCAGGTGAACGTGGTATCTTTAATCGTGAGGCTTCCAAGAAGCAAGCAGCTAAGAATGGTAGACGTGACTCTGACTATGAGTTCGGAACTAATCCTTGCAGCGAGATAATTTTACGACCCTATCAGTTCTGTAACCTTACAGAAATTGTAGTACGATCCACTGATGATATTGATAGTCTTTCAGAGAAAGTTCGTATCGCTACCATCCTTGGTACTATCCAGTCTACTTACACAAAGTTTCCTTACTTGCGTAAGATCTGGCAAAAGAATACAGAAGAAGAACGTTTGCTGGGTGTGTCACTGACAGGTATCATGGACAACCCTTTAATGACAACTGAAAATGAGGGGTTAGATAAAACTCTTGAGCATCTTAAATCTATCGCTGTGGCTACTAACGCTAAGTGGGCTAAGCGCCTTGGCATCCCTGTCTCTACTGCTATCTCATGCGTTAAGCCTTCAGGCACGGTATCACAACTCGTTGATTCTGCCTCTGGTATTCACGCTCGTCACTCACCCTATTATGTTCGTACTGTACGTGGTGACAATAAAGACCCACTGACACAGTTCATGATGGACCAAGGCATACCTAATGCTCCAGATGTAATGAAGCCTGATCAGACTACTGTGTTCAGCTTCCCTATGAAGTCTCCTGAGGGTGCAGTAGTTACTGCAGATATGTCAGCCATACAACAGTTAGATATGTGGTTAGCTTATCAACGATCATGGTGTGAGCATAAGCCATCAGTAACTATCAACGTCAAGAAAGATGAGTGGTTTGAAGTAGGTGCATTTGTACACAAGTACTTCGATGAGATGTCTGGTGTATCTTTCTTACCTTTCAACGAACACACATACCAACAAGCACCGTATCAGGATTGTTCTAAGACAGATTACAAAACACTACTGTCTTGTATGCCTGAGAGTATTGACTGGACATTACTATCAAACTATGAGAAAGAAGACAACACAGCAGGTAGTCAGACACTAGCATGTTCTGGTGATTCCTGTGAGATTGTGGATCTAGTCTAATGTGGACGATACTAACAAGAAGTCAGTGTAACTTTTGTGACAGTGCTAAGGCTTTGCTAAAGGGTATGGGGGAATCATATACCCTCTACTCTGTTGAGTCTCCATCTAGTAAGTGGGTGTTGACTATGGCTAAACAAGCAGGGTATACTACAGTACCACAAATATTTAAACCAGATGGAACCCATATTGGGGGCTACAGAGACCTGAAGGAATATTTTGATGAAACCAGTACGTAAAAGTTTTAACAGAGCTTTGTATCAAGCTTACGATAAGAAAGCTAAAGATACTTTAGTTGACCTATTAGAATCTAAAGGTCACACGATAGTTAATACCGAAGAGAACTATCATGTTGACGTTGTGTCACAGAAAGATGGCTACACATACTTCAATGAGGCAGAAGTAAAGGTAGCCTGGACAGAAGATTGGCCGGCACATTGGGCAGAGATCCGTATACCTGAGCGTAAGCAACGCTTACTAGATAAGTACAATGGTAGTAATGGTGTGTTAAACTTCTACGTATTCCGTGAGGATATGAAACAAGTCTGGCGTATCAAGGATACACTACTAACTAAAGAGAGCCTAGCTGAAGCTAAGGGTAGGTACATACAGAAGGGTGAACTATTCTTTCACATCCCTTACACATCAGCTGAGTTGGTAAACACATGATTGAAAAGATTAAAGACTTTGATCCCGTATCTCGTCCTGCCCATTACAATATGGGTGGGATAGAGTGCATTGACTACATCAAACAAGTCGTAGGGCTTGATGGTTTTATTGCTTACTGCCATGGCAATATGATTAAGTATCAGCACCGTTACCGTTACAAGCAGAAGCCTGCAGAGGACATGAAGAAAGCGGAGTGGTACTTACGTAAGATGAATGAGGCTTTGGCAGAGAAACATAAGTAAGGGCAACCTATGGGCAGACCAACCAAGAGATCTAAGAATGACTTACCTCCTCTTGAGGAAGAGGCTAAGGCTTATGTAAAAAAGAACCGACCAAAAGAAAAACCCCTGACCTCTCGTAGGTATCTAGCAGGACAGGCCTTAGCTGGATTACTTGCAAGTGGCAGGGGTCTTGGTCGTGTCGATGAAGTTAAACGAGAAGCTTACAACTGGGCAGATCTTATGGATGAAGATGAGGATGATTAATTAAAACTAATCTCACCTAATGCTCCTGATTCTAAAAGGATTTCTATCTTTTGTAGCTGTTCTAATGCATCTGGTTGATCTAAAAGATCTGTTAAACTACCTTCAATTTGAAGTAAATTCATAACCTTTTTAACATCATCTTTATTTTTACCTGACAAAGTTCTTACAAGCTCTAGTGACTTAGGTACACTAGAGTTTTTTACTATGTTTAGTGTTAATTCTTTAGCTTCCTTAAGCATCTTATCAACTATATCTTCTTTCTTTTTTTGATTAGTTTTTGAGGCATCAAAAAAATCTGGATAAGCTTTTATAGCTCGTCTAGCTGCAACGTTTAAGTTAGGGTAGACTAAAGCATCCATATAGTTTTTTACTTCTGGTGGACCATCAAACCTTACAGTCTTCCAATTGGGTCTACCTGCAGAGTTTAACATAGACTCTATAAGATTGTTTTCCCTAGAACTTCTACCACCAAACATTATTTTACCAGTATCAGAGTATATGTTCGGACCTTTTGTAACTGAGTTACGCTCAGGTAATGATGCTGAAGATCCAACACCAGTAAACAAATTGTTAACGTACTTCATACTTTGATTTAAAAACTTCGGCCCTTGTCGTAAATCTGGTAACATATTAGAATCTCTATACAAACCTACAGCTACGTTTAAAGGCTCAAGAGGTCTAGTTAAACCACTTAAAGGTCTTGCTGCAAGTTCTATTAATAGAGCTTGTCCACTTTCACTTACGTCTTCACCATCTGAAAAATCTTTAGCAAAACTTAAAAGACTTTTACCAAAATCATCTAGGTCTCTTATAGCTTGGCCACCAACCTGCATTGCAAGTTCTCTCCATAGTTCAGAGGGAATTTCTTCTCTTACCTTAGGATCTAAAGCCATACCTTTAAGTATTTGACTTGGGGTTAACTTTCCACCTTGACTAGCATGACCTAGTATCTGTGTTACAACTCTTATAGTTGAGTCAGGCCAGTCAAACCGCCTGTCTTGAATAGATCCATCATCTCTCCTAGACTGCTCCCAACCTAGACCTTCTCTAACCCTTTGGATTGCTCCATCAGCACCATACATACCTACAGTAAACAGAGACCAACCTGCAGCCATTTTACCAAATGCTTCAGCACCTTCTTGAGTTGCAAAGTCTGGTTCTTTACCCATAACTTTTGTGAGTACTGTCCTAGCTGCATTGACACCGCTAAGGTCAGCAGCTGTTGCTAGCGTGGTGTTTAAAAAACTACCAAAGGGTACAAGAAAACCAACAGGACTTCTGTTTGTGGCCTTCTCAATAAACTTAGCAGCACCACGCATAAAACCTTGAGCAGGTAACGTTGACCAGTTAACTGAGGCTGTCTCTCTTAGTGTTCTAAACGTAGCCTTCTCTAAAACATTTGTTTTAAATCTATCAGAGGCCATCGTGATAGCAGCCTCTTCAGCATTTTCATAAAACTTTGAAGGAGATATTCCATACTCTCTCATGATTGCTTGGTTTAAGTTAGTACTAAAAGACCATAGCTTTGTAAGTTGATCTTGCACACGTACCATTGCTACAGTTTGTGCACCTCTAGTTACAGCATCCATAGCTTTATAACCAACAGGAACCTTACCATCTTTGTTTAATAGATCAAAGTGTTTAAAGCTGTCGTTAACACCACCATCACCTGCAATATCTCTAAATAATTTTTCAGCTGTCTTAGGATTTAACTCTAGTATTTTATTGGCATAATCTATCTCTAAGTCAGGTGAAAAAACTGCAACACCACGCCTCATAGCACCAAGAAAAGAACCTTGCGACCTATTAAAATATTTGGTAGCTTCTTCAGTATTTTTATTAAAGTATTTATACCAAGCACCCTGACCTGCATTTATAGTTCCTGTTGCCACATCGGCAAGAGTGTTTATACCTACTAGTTGTGTAAACCCTCTGATGTTTGTACCTGTTGTAGATGGATGAGCAGTTAGTAATCTTTTATAAACAGACAAAGCAAATGCTAATCTCTTAGGATTTGTTCCCTCCATTTCTGGAGTCATAGCTTTAATAGCTTCAGCAGCTTTAAAATTTTTCTTATTGAGGGCTGCTAGTTGAGAAGAGATCGCAAGTGTTTCACCACCTGACCTAGCTCTGTCTATAAAATGATCAGATAAACCTTTACTAGTTTTTTGAATACCGCTTAAGCTTAGTCCTGTTTCAGATTCAAATCTAGTTATAAGATTTGCAGCTGTTTTATCATCTAAAAATCTCATAGCTTGACCATAGATACCAGTAATAGTATTTATTCTTTTTACATCTCCAGGTTTAGCTGGTTTAATTATATTTAAATCTTCAAGGTTATAAACTGAAGTATTAATTTCACCCGTATCAGTATTCTTAAACTGTACAGTTGCAGTATCAAAATCTACATCAGTTACTTTGCCTATCTTTTTTACATCTTTTGCGCCTACTGTAGCACCAATAGCAATCTGTTTTTCGTGTAACATAGATGCATGAACAACAAAGCCAGCTTCTTGTAGAGTTTCAAAGTAACCTTTTCTCTTACCATCAGCAGACCCAAACCAAAAATACTTATAGAAACTATTCATAGCATCGTCGTCAGTATACTCTTCTTTACGTAAAGTTATCCCACCTTTAGCCTCAGCTTTTATTTCAGACCAACCTAAGAACTTCCTTGTATCACCTTTAACCTTACCAAAAGTTTCACTGATAGTATCAATAAGATATTTTGTTCTTACTTTATTTTTTATAAGCGTCTTAGCTTTAGCTGAGTCAAGGTTCATAACCTTAGTATCAATCTCATTGTAAGCTGCGACACTCTTTAATAAATTATTATCTGTAGTTTCTATTTTTTTACGAACAGCACCAACACCCCTACCAAATGCAACTGCAGCAGGTATAATCATAGCACCAGCAGCAGACAAAGCTCCTTGAGCAATGCTGTATTCTTCTTGTGTCCCTGCAGTCATCAGTGTGTTCTGATAAGCTACATCAATACCCATGTTTATTACAGCCTCAGAAGCAGTGTATGCTGAAGACTTTACGATTACATCACTGACTACTTTCCTAGCCGCAGTGCTAGTCATACCTTTTGCTATGGCTTGCTTGTAAACATTTACCATTGAATTTCTTGCGAGTGTAGTACCTACCTTACCAGCAGCAGATTGAAAAACTTTACCTAAACCAAACGTAAAGATAGTTGCAGGATCAAGCAACCCAGCCCTAGTGTAATCATATATAGCATCACCCATCTCACTCCAAGAACCATTACCAGTAAAGGCATTGTCCATACTATCAAACAACATATAACCTGCACCAAGCTTAGCTTTTATATTGTCTTCAGACATACCTATATATGTAAGTTCATTTAGTGTAGTTATACTTTGACCTCCTGCAAAAGAACGTTGATAGTTCTGATACATCTCAAAGGCTTTTTCTTTGTCCATCTTTCTGTAGTTTCTAGGACCAAATACTGAAGCGCCTGTGTCTGCCCCAGGTAAAAATTCACCTGTAGATAAAGCTGAAGCACCTTTATAAGCAGCACCAGCAAAACTAGACGGTTGATTCCTAGCTTCTAACGACTGATAAACAACCTCCATTAGTCGAGAGTCTTCTAGTATCTGTTCTTTTACAAGACTTGTGTCGCCATCTTCATCTGTGTAATCTTTGAGTATAAGCTCTAAGTTTATAAACTCTTGAGGACCATCTTCATTTTTTAATTTTTCTTCCCCTCCGTATTGTTGTAACACAGAGTCTGTAAAATTTAATGTATCTACAGGTATTTGTGTACCTATTTCTTCAGGTGAAGTAATATCTGTAGCTAAAGTCTTAGGGTATTTTTGGAGTAGAGAATCTGTAAAAGAAAGTTTAGGTTTAGAAATTTCTGGTTGATCTAAAACTACAGGTGGTGTATCTAATTCAATTACATCAGAGTTTTTATACTCCTCAAGTATTTGTTCAGTAAAATTTACCATTAATCACCAACCTTAAATTCTCTAAAGAATCCTGGAATTACTTGACCGTCTTCACTTTGTCTTTGTTCTTGCCAAACTTTAACTTTTTGGCCTTTTTTAATTAATTTATAATCACGATATAAATTTGCAAATAATTTATTGCTGCTTCCAGCAATTGTATCTGAGGATCTTATTTCTAGTACAGGACTCTCGTTAATTTTTTCTAATATACTAGGTAGAATTTCTTTAGATGGAACAAAACCTGGCCTGTTCTCTGCTATCATATCGTAGTAACTACTTCCGTACAGTGACAACAAACCACCCATGTCAGGGTTCTTTACTGTTGCATCTTTTTTAGCGTTAGCAACTACAGCAGTTCTTGCCGTAGCCCATTGTGAAACTTCTTCGGGTATTTGACTATTAGGTTCACCAACTTCTTGAGTAATCTTATTTAATCTATTTAACTCTACACTAGCTTGAGTAATTAAATCCCTACTAAAGTTTTCTTCAACTTTATTAACATCAGCAAGGCTCATCTTCTTTACTAGAGAGACATCATCAACATTGAAGGTTGTCATCCCAGCCACGTTGTTCTGAGGGTCCATAAGTTGTAACTCAGTCATCATTTCTTTAGATACAATACCCTCTAAGCTACTTAAATCTAGAGGTTCAGATTTAGCTGGTGAAGTAATTCTATTAGAAAT